GCTAAGGATCACCTAGGAGAGTCTGTTGGCAAGCACGAAGCAAAGAAGATTATTTTAAAGACTACAGAGGAAAAGTAATGCAATCAATTAAGTTTGTATCTAATAAATCATGGCTAAACGAAGATAGCCCATCAAAGCCAGGACCAGTGCTAAAGACTATTCCAGACTGGTATAGAAACGCAGATCGTTTTGCGATGAGACCAGATGGCGAGCATTGGGTAGGACCAGACGGTGGAAAGATCCCAACCTGGAAGGCTTGTCCAGCAATTTACGATATCATGGGTAGCGGATATGTGTACAAGACCCCATGCGATATTGAATTCTATGTTGGTGAGAACGGTCAACTGTCGGTTAAGATCGATGATCCAAAGTATTCTCACTTTGTAATGCCACGTGCAGAAATGCCACAGTTTCCAGTTCCTTATGGGTATAACCCAGTTCACTTTGCTTGGTGGTCAGACTGGGCTGTTGAGCTTCCAGAGGGGTATAGCGCAATCTACACTCAGCCACTAAATAGGTTCGAGCTTCCATTCCTAACAACCGCAGGCATTGTTGACAATGACAAGGTAAACCTACCAGGAACTATGCCATTCTTCCTACAGGCAGGATGGACTGGAGTGATTCCAGCAGGCACAGCATATGCACAGATCATGCCATTTAAGAGAGAAAGCTGGACATCTGAATACCAGTATATTACTGAGTCAGAAGTTATCAGAGAAAAGAACATGAAGAACGCCGAGAAGTACCGCATCCCAGATGGTGGGGTATATCAGAGGGATGTCTGGGAACGTCGCAAGTATGAATAGTGTATAATTAATACATGATAGAACACAGACACCCAGTCTCAATTACGCCATCAGGATTCTTTGGTCGAGGACCAGAGATGATCGGTGGCATTGAGCCCTTTTTGACCGATGAAGAAGTAGAAACTCTAAGCAAGTTCATTAGAAGTAATGACCAATGGGACTTTACCGAAACCCAGTATAATGATGAAGGCACTATAATCTATGAGTCAACATACTGGAAAGATAGAGTGGCTACCACCCCAACACTACTAAAGGCTGACCCATCAATCGTAGAACTCATACAAAAAATTGTTCTTCGTCTAAAGCCAGAAATTGAAACATTCTTCAACGTAGAGGCTGACCCGACCTCTCCAGCAGTTGTCAGGTGGCTTCCAGGTCAGTTGCAGATGCCACATGCCGATAAGGAGTTGCACGTAGGTGACGACGCAGGAAAACCAAATAGTTTTCCATGGTATGACCTAGCAACAATCATCTATCTAAACGATGATTACGAAGGTGGAGAGCTGTACTTTCCAAATCAAGGAATACAGTTTAAGCCAAAGAAGGGTGCTGTGTATTTCTTCCCAGGAGACATGAACTATGTTCATGGTGTAACAGTGCTAGACTCTGGTATTAGATATACCTGTCCATTCTTCTGGACAATTACTAAGCATAATAAGGTAGGTTAAGTCCATGTTTACTAAGACTGTAGATAAGTCATCATTTATTTATTATAGGGACACCCCAATTGAGGATAGTGTTCTGGGAATCAAAGACAATCGTATTGTAGAGGTTCCAAACTTTATCGATCCAGAGGTAGCCAAGAATATGGTTAACTATTTCGAAGCCAAGGCAGCTAACTGGGGAGACATTGCGTTTTATGGCTCTGAAGGCATGGGTCTTCTACCAAACGACCCATTGCTAGCGGATCATGGGCTACCAGGGCTATTCTTTGAAGAGCTTAAGCAGTCTTTCCAAGAACACGTAGGTGAAATTTTTGATAGACCAGTTAAGCCTAATACATCACATGCTCAAAAGTGGAATGTAGGTGGCTTTGCAAATCCTCACTCAGATAATTCAGATAACCACGGAGAGCCAAATGCATTCGAGATTAACAAGTACGTTGGCATTCTATACCTGAACGAAGACTACGATGGTGGTCAGCTGTATTTTCCAGATCACGATATTGAGTTTAAGCCAAATGCTTATTCTTATTACGTTTTCCCAGGCGGTGTTGAGAATATTCATGGAGTTAGAGAGATAACCTCTGGAACTAGATATACTATGGTATCATTCTGGGACTTTGCTGACGCAGAATACTCCGAGGAAAAGAAGAACTGGTGGGAAGAGGAAACTCGTAAAGTTAGAGAAGAACAAGCTAGACAAAAGGAGGAGTGGGCTAAAGGTAACAAGTTTGCCTGATTATTATGGAAAAGATTATTCACAAACACGATATCGTAGAGTTCGCAGGCTATCTCTCTGAAGAAGAGTGTCAAAAGCTAGTGGCTTATTACGACGCTGGAGACTCTCTATGGCAGCAAACATGTTTTTATAATGCCAGGGTAATGGATCCATTTGGACCAAAAAATCAGCTAAATGTAGAGCTGTTCGATCCACAGTTTTTTCACAAGCTTAGAGAATCCCTAGGCAAGCTGGCATCTGATGTAATGGGGAGACCTGTACGAAATCTTACTGTTAGTGCGCATAAGTGGCTCCCAGGTGCATACGCAGGAGACCACGCCGATAATGCTGAGCTAGATGGTACGCCAAATGCGTGGCAGGACAATAAGCTAGTTACTATCATTTACCTAAATGATAACTACGAGGGTGGAAACTTAACTTTTAGAGACCACGGAATCTCTATTGCACCAAAAGCTGGAACCGCTATTGTTTTTGATGTTGGAATTGGTAACGTTCATGCTGTTACTGAGGTAACATCTGGAGAGCGTTATACTATGCTACTCTCGTGGGACTATGATGACATCGAGTATCCAGAAGGCTTCCTTGAGGAGTTGGCAAGACTCAAGATGGCAGAGCAGCCAAAGCAAGATGCTCAAAAGGAACAGTGGAACCAGGGATCAGATGCTAGAGCCTAAAGTTTTCGCAGATAGAATATTCTACTATGAAAATATTCTACATAGTCCAGAAAGCATTGTGCAGGCTCTAGAGGAGATGGATGGAAAGCTTTCGGATAGTTCTCTAATATCTTCCTGGCACCCATGGCATGCAAGCGATAACCCTGAGTTCCTGTTCGGGGCAAGGAAAATGACAAACCAGGAAAGCTACGACCAATCTGACAAAATCACCAGAACCGTCTATGATATCCTCAAAGAGGCATTAGACCTAACTGCAAAGGACTACTGCAAAACTCTGGAAATTGAGATGGGCAGACAGGCACCAATAAGCATTAGCAAATACTTTGTAGACGCTTTCATGGGACCGCACACAGATTCTGCACCAGTGCCAACTGTAGAGCACGTTTCCTCTGTTCTATATCTTAACGACGACTATGAGGGTGGCGAGCTTAATTTCCCAAACCAGGGCATTAAGATTAAGCCAAAAGCAGGAAGCGTAGTCATATTCCCATCAGTGCCACCATTTGTTCACGAGTCTACAAAAATCATCAGTGGCACCAAGTACATGTCACCAGGCTTCTGGTCCCTCATTGACTAAATAGTTTATCTATATATGGTAAACTATACATGGTGAAATATGTCTAGTCCTTCTAATCTATATGCAGAAAAAATCTTTGCAGAGCATCCAGTTGCGATGTGGTCGCTAGATGAGCCTGCAGACTACGTATCACTTATTGCAGAAGAAGATCGTGACCTTACCTCATGGACAGTTTCAAATGCAACAGTTACAACAACTACCCCAAACACAAAGCCATTAGACTCTGTGGTTAGTCTCGTGTCAGCTGATACGGAATCTACTGGAGTCACAGCCTCTGCTAGGCTGGTAGGTCCTCAAATATCCAAGGCATCTCTGAATTCAGACATTGGAACATTCTCCATAGGCTCCTACATATACTCAAAGACAGAGTACGTCCTAGGATTTTACCTTGGCTATACCTACGAGGATCCAACTTCTGGACAAACCATAGATACCAAAGAATTTTTTGACATACCATCTGCCAACAAGTGGACCTTTGCCTCTCAAACCTTTAAGCTACCAGATGACGACGTAGACTTTAATTTGCTAGTCGAGATCGAGTATTCTGGCGGTGATTCTGCAAATGAGTTTATGCTGAATGGAATCACCTTTGGTCAAAGATCAGAAGAGTTTAACGCTACATCTTTGGGTCGTACTCCAGAGCAAATCCCATCTTCAATACCGCTACTGTCTCCATACAATGTTGGAGTTCTTGCGTCTGCTTATGGAGAGCAAGATCTGGATGGATACTATCTATCCAAAGACAATACCCTACTTGCAAAAAATTCTGGTATGCCAATGGTTTACGGAGCATCTACGGTAACTATCATATATCCAAATGATGACAAGCCATCCCTAATAGTGCCAAGCTTAGGGTTCTTAAATAACTCTGGCAAATATAAGTCTTATACTGTAGAGTTTTGGCTCAGAGCAATATCTGATACAGTAGTTCCAAAGAGAATCTTTGGTCCACTAGGATCAGCAGATGGACTTTACGTAGACGGACCGTTTCTTAAGTTAGCAATTGGTTCATCTATTGGGTCACACTATGTTGGTGAGTGGGGAAGACCTATGCTAATCGACATCAGGTATTCAGTATCTTCTGCAAGCCTTCTGATCAATGGAGAGCAAGTAATTGCACTATCTCTTGACGAGGCATCTTTAGACTTCCCAGACCAAGTTGTTGACGGTAAGAATCAAGAGTGGCTAGGATTTTATGCGTATCAGGACGTTTCTCCAATAGAGCTAGATGCTATTGCCGTGTACTCCTACGAGGTGCCATCAGTTGTGGCTAAGAGAAGGTGGGTCTATGGTCAGGGAGTAAAGTATCCAGAAAATATTGAAAAGGCTTATGCTGGAACATCCGTAGTCGTTGATTACGGATTTGCGGAGTACTCAAAGAACCAGAACTATCCATCAATGTCTAGCTTTAATAACGCTATCGTTAGCAATCTATCAACAGCAGGCAAGTCAATAGCAGCACCAGAATACTCCTTGCCAGAAGTTATCTTCCAAGATGATAAAACTACATCGCAGTGGTATGAAGAGCTAGCAGAACTTCAAAACGAGCAAGACAGTTTTGTAACCTTTAACACAGGCGAATCGGCATCAAATGGTTATGTGCTGTTTAATAACATCAATCTACTGCTAGATGATACTGCAGCAGTTTACGGTATCTTCAAGATTAAGGATGCGCTGCCAGTATCTGAGCAAGTCCTGATGCTCTTTGAAGACCAGATAACTCTTAACAGATTTACGATATCTCTAACCAGCAACAACATCGAGTACAAGCTAAAGTATGGAAACACAGAGTCAGTAATTTACGAAGCCTGGGGAACAGACAGTTCAGATGGAAGCATCGTTGGTGACCAGTTCACAGTTGGATTCCATATCAAGAAGATGACTGAGTATTTTGGTGGAAACCTATTATCTTTCTTTGGTAATAAGTCCCAGATCTCGCTATTTGTTGGCGGTACAAAGGACTTCACTAAGACATTTACAGGTAACATATACACTGTAGCATTCTGTAATGAAAGAAACTTCTCTAAGATTGAATCGCTATTTGGCGACAGGGGAATGCCTATAGACTACGAGAACGTGTTCGACCTATACACAAATGCGACAATAATTGATGCAGGCTTTTATAACACTGAACTGTGGCAGTACGTTCTTGATGGAGGCTCCCCTAATGACTTCATTACATCATATACAATAGACCACACCCCAAGCTACGGTTTGATCCTGAAGGAATACCTCGGTAGAAACTACCTAGATATTGCTATCGATGGCTACTGGGAAGACTACATCCCAATGAGATACTTTGCAAAGTATGTGGAAGACTCTAGGGGAGAGAAGTTCTACGACGTAGACTTTGTTCAGATCAACATAGATTATCCAGCACCATCAATGTTTACAGAAGAAGAGTCTACCTCATCCTGGACATATGCAGATCTTGAGAGAGAGTACGATGGAAAGTCGTACGACCTGCTTTCCAATCACCTATATACAGGATACGAAAACTACACAGACCTGATGGAAAAGTCAGTAAAGACTTATACCTACAACACAGACTTCTCCCACGTAAAGACTTACGTAACTTTTCAGTATCTCGATTCTGGCGTGTCTGCATCTGCTGGATACTTTACATCAACGGTACCTGCACCAAAGACCAACGTCATTGTTCCAGGACCAGAGTGGACAACCACGAAGTATGAGATTGTAAATAATGCAATCGTGTATATGCCAAAAAATGTTAACATTGCAGACATTGCAATTGTTACACACATTGAAGTAGATATCGATGGAATCCAGACGAGTCCTGTAGTTATCAAGAAACTGGAATACGCTGCTCAGTCAATGAGTCAAAGCTCACCAGCAAGGGTTGGCTCTAGGTTTGGAGTCCCTATGTACCCATTCAGAAAGTCTGGGGTATACTATGACTACAAGAACAGCAATCCTTTCAGCATCTATAAGGGTGCAACACCATACCTATACCTGAACAGATATTCTGGTATTGAGGTCAGAGGAGAGATCTCCAACAAGATTACTCGTGGTCTATACATTCCAATCAATGAGTTTAAGTCAGAGAACTTTAAGGTAATTGCAATGCAAACCTCACTAAGATATGACCAGGACTTCTTTGAGTATGGAGATACGCAGATATTTGAAATTCAGGACAAGGCAAACAACCTAATCAAGTTCTACATGACACCTATCGACAAGGATGGCAAACGTGCAAGAGTGTATGCAGTTAATGCCAAGACAGGTAGCTTTGAAAACGGTATTGGATTCTATGTAAACGGAAAGATTGTTAAGGATCCGATCATTACCGTAAAGGAATGGATGATGCTTGGAATTAGCTTTGGAAATACACTAGAGTTTTCTAACTATGTTGGTGGCATCAGAATTGTTGGTCCACTGTTGTTCAACAACTTGTCATTCTACCAGTCAACTAGTCTTCAAGAAGTTTCTAGCGTATCAAAGAGACCTTGGCTAAAGGTGAAGCAGTCTGGAGTTACACCACTAGAGTGGTTCTTCTGGAATGTTCCAACGTACAACTGGAACAGGGTACTAGTGCTGTCTGACATCACATATTACGGAGTGGACCCACAAGATTTGTTTAAGGCTTTCACAGGAACTAACAAGATCATAGCTGGAGACAATACGACCTTCAGGCTCAAGAATTACAGGTACAGAACATACGATGCAGTATCGTGGCAGTCGCAACAGATAAAACCTGCATAATATGGTATACTAGTGGTTATGAATGAAAAATTTCCTGGTCAAATTGGTGAATCCAAACTAACTGTAATCGATAAACACTACGATTGGGGTATCTATGTTTGGATTAAAGCAAACGGCAAGCCATTCACTGATGGACAGGGTGGAGTTTTAAACATACCGTCTCATAGGGGTGATGGTTTACAACTAGAGAAGCTTCGCAGAGAAGCTGATTATCTTGGTCAGGGTGACGGACACGCTGAGTTTTTTGCTGGCATGGCAAGAATCACTGACGAAGAGTATAGCGAACAGGTAGAAAGAATGCAGCAGGGACTTATCCCAAACCTCAACGACCTGGGTGCAGTCATGGATGCAAAGAAGACACTTGAGCTATATGGAGATGAAGAGTAATGGCAGATTACGAATATTTTATTAACGCCAAAATGGATGAAGGTCAAGTAGACCAGAATCAGTTTAAGAACCAGGACCCATTCAATAAGTCTTGGGACTCTCTTAAGGGGCTGTCTGGACTAGACAAAAACTTTAAGCGTAGATCAGACAGAATGTACAAGGCTGTTGACACAAGCACTGACGCATACCAGGACAGCGCATTGGCTACACGATCTGGCATCGATGGCGCAAAGTCAAAGGAAATTAATCCAGGAACCGTCTACAGCAATGGCTACAGCATGTTTGACGTTATTACACCACCATGGAACCTGTACGAACTCGCCAACTTTTACGACACATCGTTTGCTAACCACGCAGCGATTGATGCCAAGGTAGAGAACATCGTTGGTCTAGGCTATGACTTCCACATCACAAGCCGTGCTCAGATGATGATCGAGGGTAACGAGAGCGACTCAGCCAGAGACAAGGCTAGAAGACGCATCGAAAGAATTAAGATTGAGCTACGTGACTGGCTAGAGAACCTAAACGACGACGACTCATTCACAACATCTATGATGAAGGTTGTAACAGACCTGCAGGCAACTGGAAACGGCTACCTTGAAATCGGCAGAACTGTTGGCGGAGATATTGGATACGTTGGTCACATTCCTTCTACAACAATGCGTGTACGTAGACTACGTGACGGATACGTTCAGATTATTGGTCAGAAGGTTGTTTACTTCCGTAACTTCGGGGCAAAGAATGCAAACCCAGTAA